ATAGAAATAGATGGTAAAAAATATTTAGTGACAGCCGAATCTGACAAACCGTGGTTTTGTACACAAGATTATGTGACAAATGTGTATGAGATTGATGGTGTAAATAAGGGAAGTGATATGATATACGGGCAAGTTGAAGGGAGATTTTTTCTAGAACAGGATTTGGGTATAGTAGGAGATAATAAACCATCAACTTTCACACTCTCTGAACTGATAGAAACGTTTCCGCAATGGAAACAGATAACTGAAACTCTTCGAAAAGATTATAACACAGTTAACTTATGTACAATGTTTGAAACGGACGATGTTCATCCGTATATAATTTCACAAATGAAATTATTTGATACAGTTTTTGTTCCTTACCCTTTTTTGAGAGATATATTAATACGTAATGGTGTTAATTGTGTTTCGTTAGATTGGTGGACATCATCTTTTTTGAGATCTAAACCCCAAGTTAAACCAAAAATTATAGACAAAAATAGAATTATATTTTTATACAACGGAACCAATGATGTTCGTAAGAATGTTATTACTCTTACAAGGATATTTACGCGAGCACTTGATGGTACTGACCATATTCTTATAGTAAAAACGAACAAGAACGATAATTTGTGTATATCAAAAAATATTAAAGTGATAACTGAGCGTTTATCTAATGAAAAATTGACCGTGTTATTTAATATGTCTGATTATTGCGTTACATGTACCAGAGGTGAAGGTGTGGGATTATTACATTTAGAATCAAAATATTTTAATAAACCTATCATAAGTCATAATAAAGGAGTCTTTGCTGATTTGGGTGTGGATATAATCACGTTACCTTCTACGACAACTAACATTGATTATACACACGTTCCAGAATTTTTGAAACAAGTGTTTTATGGTAAGTGGTGGGAAGTAGATGAAAATGAATCTGTACAAATCATAAAATCTTTATTACATAACCATACTAGCAACTAACTTTACCTTATTTACATAATATACGTATCCACCTACAAGAACAGCCAGAGCTAGAAGAATATAGTTAAATGACATTTTCTTACGTTTCTTCTCTGTTTCTTCTATAATCCTCTCAGCCGTTTCTTTATTTGGGAGTTTATCAACACTCTGATGTAACATCTCTATCTTACCTATGAGGGCGTGTATAGCATCTAATATTTGAGCTTCCTTCGTTACAGGTTTTTCTTTATGATTTACCGTAGTCACTTCTAATACCATATACCACGCAGCATCCGGTTGTAATGTTCTATAATCACCGTCATCTTGTTGCTCATATATGGTAAAATTTAACTTTTGTATAGATATAGGGTTGAAATAATTTGTTTCACGGTTAAAGCTTTTCCACTGTTTGTCTCGTAGAACTATTCCACTACTTCCCGTGAAATGTCGTTCAAGCGGCACTCTTGCAAATATTCTCCCGTGGCGCTCATCCAGCATCTGAGCGACTTGCGGGACTTCTGGACAAACGATGTCTACGTATTTAGCCACGTTTGTGTTAAGTGTGGATGTATTTTCTCCCACTTGAGTTATGTAAAAATCTACCATCTTGACACCGAGAACTTTACTGTAGTCTTCGACATGTGTATTCGATGTGAGTGATAAATCTAATGAAAATGTATTGTTCGTTCCAGTGACGTATCTAGAATCCAATACGATGTATTGTACTTTTTTAGGTATATCGTATATCGATTCCATTCTACTATGTTCAAAGAAATAAAAAAACCTAAGTCGACCACATCTTTTCTAAAAATCAAGATGTCCGAAATCATGGAGACCCCGCAACTGACAGAAGTCGAGCTTCTTCGCGCTGAAATCGAAGTGCTCCGTAAAGAAAATGAAGAGTTAAAATCAAGAGTAAAACCTAAGAAAATCAAACCTATCAAGATCAAGTGCCCGTTTATAACCGCTAAAGGTGTACAGTGTCGCAAGTTTTGTGCGGAAGGGATGACTACATGTAAAGTTCATTCGAGACCACTCAAGGCACCAAAGGAACCCAAACCGCCGCGACCGAAACGCCAGGCTTGTACAGGGATCAATATTCGCGGAAATCCTTGTAGGCGAAAATGTTTGGATGGAAAGACCTTTTGTGAAAGACATGACCCGGATAATCCCATCGTCCCTAAAAAAACGAAGCGAGCGCTCAAAAAAAGCACACCCGAACACAACCATCTCCCCGGCGTAAAACCTACCACACGTTGTATGTTATGTGAGACACACGGCGACTTATTCGACGTGAGCGTCTGCAACGTTCAATATGTCGAAACACCCGGTGAAGATGGAATGACACTTAGTGAGCGTGTAGCCGAGTACGATAGAACTTAATGTATAAAAAAATAGTTGGTAATATAAATGTTCACACCCATTGGAAATATTATAGCTATAATGAGTATCATATTTGCTCCAGTATACGTTATAGATAAATACTTACCAAAAAAGCCAGAACCCATAACCCCTAAAAACGAAGAATTCAATAAGCCTTTCGTGTTTACAGGGAGAAATAAATATTCGCCGAACTTCTCTAAAAACCATCCATGATCATACCATCTACATTGACAAAATTAAAGAATTGTTCCGTTCATATTTAAATGAAATACTGCACCGTGACATGTTATATGTCTAAAGGTCCAGAAATAGAGAGTAATAATCATATATGTGCTGAACGCAAACTTTTAAAACATTTATATAACGAATGTTTAAAGAGTGGATACAAACCCCACCAGTTTACATCATGGTTACATAGAAAATATGGTGAGTTAGTTGTATCGAGACGAACTGTATTCGGTGATAGTATATCTATGCCATGTGTGATATGTAGGAAATTTTTACAAAAACACGATGTTAGATGGACGGCCTACGATGGTTGTCAGTGGGTTCATAGTAAAAAAACGGATGATTTACCAGTTTCTAGACCTACAAGAAAACAAATACAAACCTTGGGATTTTGTAATTGACCTAAGTTCGTGTCGAGATGGTATGAAAGTAAAACATGAATATCTTCTTTCTTTCACTAGACCCCAAAGAGATCGCAGAACTATCTTGTGACCAACATGTGATAAAAATTCAACTTGAAATCTGTCAGATGTTGTACACCGCGTGGTTCTATTCCGGCGAAGAGGATACTGTACAAGCTAAAGCCCCATTCACCAAAACGAAGACTCGTAGGGGGTATAAACCCGCACACAAAAAGCATCCAATGACTATGTGGATCGCGTCAAGTTTACAAAATTATTTGTACGCGTGTGATATCGGCATTGCTTTGAGTGACGAATATACTAAGCGATACGGTAAAATTCATACATGCGCCGAACATTTGTATTGGCTTCGTGATAACCACCCTTCGTTTTTCGAAGAACATATCAGTGATACGGCGTATTATTCAACTGAAGGTATTCCGGAATGTATGCCAGAACAGTATAAGACCCCTAATGTGGTTGAAGCATATAAGGAATATTATATCAACGATAAGGCATCATTCGCGCGATATAAAACGGAGTGCCCATCTTTCATCAGGGAGTATGTAAACTAATCGTTACAGAAAAAATTCTTAATAATAGTAATGATCACCTTAGTGGTGACGATACTTTTGATCGTCGTGTTTTTATTTGTGACACGAAAACGACGATCAGAATATTATGAAGAGGATATAGGTCCTTCGGATATTGAGATGGGTCCTTCAGAAGATGCACCGGTCAGACCTAGATCTCTTGTTCACAAACTTCTAAAAGGTGTCGATAAAATAGAAAAGAAAAGAACGCAAGACGTGATACTTCACGACGCTTTTTTGAAACAGGTGGATATGAAGGCTGCCAATGTACAAGGTACACAAGACGAAATTAAAAACGAAATACAAGAGAGTGTTGATGACGAATTAAAATTTATCAAAAAGTATACAGGGTTGGTAGAGGATCATATTTACGAAAACCAAACGGCGCCGGATAATGAAATGTACGATGAAGTGGCAGAGGATGCCTACGACGGTTTACGGAAAACTATAAACACTCAATTGACGGTAAAGGGGCAAGAGTATAAAGAAAGGCAGATAAGTGAACTTGCTTTAAGAACAGAGCAAAGACAAGTAATGGATAAAGAGGTAAAGGATACTACTATTTTAAAATCGGATTTGGGTGAAGGACTCCAGGTATTGGAAGATACTTTACCGAGCTTAGAGGCCGACGCAAATGCCATAGATGCGGGTGATTTACCTACATCCGATTTGGGTACAGATGCGTTATTTTCTAGAGGTGACGAAGCTATTAACCAATCGTCACCGTTTACACAGAGGATGGCTTCCTTGTTCGCTAGTGCGAGTTTAGAGCCTGAGGATGGGTGGAACGATGGAAACGTTGCTGTAGAAACACCTACTGTTAATAGCACTTCACCCCAAGGTAGTAGACAAAAATTAATTCAATTTTCGGAAGTCGGTAGCGTTTTTGAGGATTATCTTGCTCCGCAAGATCCACGGGGGGCCTTTGGGACAACTACCGAATCGGATATAATGAGTAAGGATGCTCAAGGAAGATTTACGAATTACCCTATGGATCCCGGTGAGGATGCCGGGTGGTGCCAATATACGATGCGCAAGGGAAAAACGTCTGAAGAGGGTCCAGGGTGTGAGGCTCGGCGCAAGGCTAGAGAAAATCCACCTGGGGCAGTGACGATAATGAATGAAAACACCGCGACAGCTCCTACAAAGGAGACACATCCGTGGACGAAAGAAAAGGTACAGATGAAAATTAGTTGTGGACCGACATCTCCCGGAGAATTTCTACTCGGCGATCCACGGACGTATGAGTATGACTACTGGGCATTTCCTCAGCCTCGTGTGGAAAATTGGCAAAATTATGTTGCAACTTTTCCGCAGGGTGCCGGAAACTACTCCACGACGGCGCGTGGTACAATGTCGAGGAGAAATAGGAACGAGGAAGGGCGTATAGATTCTATATACGCACACTACGGGATGACTAGGCCCGAAAGAACACAACCTCAATGGAGTGGAAGTTGTGTGAAACCGATGTATGCAGCGACGTTCCAGGAGTGCTCCGCCGCGTGTGAGGATAGTGACGAATGTTCGGCATTTTCTATAGATCCTATATTCGATACGGAACGTGGACACCATGCTATGCGTGGTATTCAAAGAAATGCGGGTACGGTGGCAGACGAAGAAGAATATCGGTTTAAGAGCCTTACCGCCGGTCCAGAGACATTCGATAATGGTAATACGAATGAGTATAAGGGTAAATATTGGTGTAAACTTCAGAAATATGGGAATAGAAGATTTGATATAGGAACATTTAGTGGTGAAGCTATATTCGCTAAATATGAAGATGGATACTTAAAAGATCCTTTGATAAAAGAACATATAGCAAAGAAAATCGACGCAAATTCCACTGTTCTCGATAAAAGTGGAAACTTTGAACACCCCAAATTTCCGAGAACGTGTCAGGATACACCGTTAGATTTTGAAAATGATGGTGAGCCTAGGGGTACGACTGATTACTCGACGGATGGTAGTCTTAATAATCGTAAACCTCACAATCGCGGCAGTGCCAGTGGTGGTTTTAAGTATGGAGTTTACGAAAAAGAACAGGCACTTCCAGAAGACTCGGCGAGGTATAGTGCTGCGTGGACACCTGCCGATGCTGACGGTGTGTGTAAAAATAACGGTAAAAACGAAAAAACCGCGTTTCCAGGTAGGTTTACGCTGGAGGATGAAGTTGACCCAACGACACAGATTCAGTTAGGGTGCCCTGTACAATTCATACGGACGGGTAGAATTGATAACCCTCGTACTGGGAGATCAAAGGAAGTGAGCGGTGGGTGGGAAAAGAAGACCAACAGGCACCGAGACGATTACAAATTCGAGGAGGCGGAACCAAACGCGTACAATCTTGGGTGGAAAGACTATGGCGTGGAGCCGGGATCGAATATTGTGAGAAATAAAATTGCAGCGGGATCTGATGATAGACACAGTTATGCAATCTCCGTAACAAGAATAAAAGACGAAAATAGTCTTGTCGACGATGATTATAGAAGTTTAGTTTTACCTGGTACACGCGCTCTTCCTAAATGTCCAAGTGGACATACCGTACGACCTGAAAATCAACCGTATTGTGACCCAGATACATTAACTCTTTCGACACCAAACGTAAAATGTGAACCCATATTGGAACAAGGTGGTTGTAACGCTAAAGAAAGTCAATACCAAAATCAATGTGCCGCGTTAAACGAAGTGAGTTGTACAACTCATCAATTTTCTTCTGAAGACTTGGGGTTAGAACGTTTTGAACCAGGTGGAAAGAATGCGGCGAGTCCTTCATGGGCCCCACAAAATCAGTGGCAAGATAATAAAACAAAGTCCCTGCGCGGCGACGATAAATACCGAGACCCAAACGTTGGACTTCACGCGTATAAATCTTACGGAAAACAATTGGGTAAGGATCATAGATGGAATAAGTATACGATGGACGGTCTACCCGCTAGTGATGTATGTGAGTGGAAACCACATACATTCTACGATGGTCAAGTGTCTAGGGAAACGGAATACGACGGTAAACAATTTTATATTTTATACAAAAGATCACAAAGAGGAACATGGGCTGTGGGTCAGCCTGATAGTTTTACTTTCACGGCACCCAAATGGTATTGGGAGGGAGGTTACGATCCCAAATTTAACGACTGGGCTAAATGGTTTGATGATAAAGGTAAGATTGTATTATATAATCCTAATGGTACCCCTAATGAAGATGCTGTGAAGTATCGCCAGGCAGTCCTTAATAAAATGGGTGGTGATTTTAAACCAACAGAAATAGCTGTTATTTATTATAAGATGGACGTTAGTGATGTAACAGAAGAATCTAAAAAACTCGCAGAGCAAGCAGCGATAAATTATCATAGTGGCGAATAAATAGATCCAGGTTTAACGTACACGAATTTAAGTATATACCGAGATCCATCGGTTATTTCGGAGACCATGTGTGGTGCTCCGTTCGCTCTAACATATAAAATACTATTAGGCTTAGGTTCTAATGACTGTATTTTACCTGTTATCGGTTGTTTCCAATTAAACGTCGTATCAGACGTATTATCTATCGTATATATCAATTCGTATTGTTCTGGAACATATAATTGTGTATCCGAGTGCCAGTTCATATGTCCACCCATACCGTACACACGGTATTCAACCGGAACGTCTATACTTAATTCGTACCCACTGAATCCTAGTTTATTCTTAACTTCATCAGAATTTAGTAATTTGTGTATATCATGTGTTGGATCTATATAGAAACGTTTTCTTTTAACATTATCAGGGATATCTTCATCAACGAGTTGAGAATTGAATTCTAAACAATCTTTTTTAATTTTTTCATGAACAAATTTTTCAAAAAAATTAGTAGAGTAATATATTTTTTTATTTTTATATTCAAAAACCAAAAATAATAGAAGCGTCAGGATTAGGATCACGACGAAGAGCTTCATCTTGAAATCACGAAAGAAAAAAACCTAAGTCGATATGACATTTCACAAATTTTCAACATAAAGATGGAAGAACTTCAACGTGTAATGGCCGCCCTCGATTTCATCTCCGACAAGATCGGAGATGGCATGTACTTGGATATGGCTGATAATCTTAAGCGCATCCATGACAAACTCAACGGTGATAAACCGTTTCACGAAGAC